AGCTAACGTAGCCCAAGGTTAAAGCATTTCTGCTTGTCACCTTGAATCTACTTCCTTTACCAACTAGCCCCTGTTGCCTCTCCCACTTGGAAGGGCGAGGGGGTACGGCCCTAAGGTCATGCATCAGCTTCCTAAACAGAAACTGATTGCCTTTCCTAGGTCTCGCTAGTTGAACTAAGCGAGTGTATTTGTACATACCACGTTTGTAGATGCCCAAAGGGGCAGCTTCCGTGTGTACGTACGAATCAAAGTCCTCATCTGACAGTGGACCGAGCAGGCATCGTGCCGGCTTGGGGATCCACGACCAGATTAAATCGAGGGTCTCTGAGTCCTCACGATCAATGGCCCAACGCAGCGAAAGGAGTCTCTTTATACGATTGAAATCGCACAAAAGACCACTTGCATCACGCGGAGCCTCAGTGAGAAACACGGGACGTATTGGCAATCCATTGAGCCAGTCGGCCCCACAACTCTCCCTAATCGGACCATAAACACAGGTCTTCTTAAGGTTCAGTGTGAAACCTGCTAGACGAAGCGCTTCGACAAGCCGGAAATACCATCGTTTCTCAACGATGATATCATCGCCGTAAACGGCGAAGGCATTTCTGTCAAAGCTCTCCCCGCCCGACTTCATTACAGCATAAACTAATGCTGCAAATAAAGCCGACTCAAGCGCAAAAGTGTACCCATTCCCCATGGACGAGATCTTCTCATATTTTACAACGAGTTGATCGCTACCTTCTAACACGCCATTCGGCGAGCGAAGGTCCATTAGGTAGGAATACCATTCGGGGGGTAAAAGCGACTCACACAGCTTAATTGCTATAGAGTCCGATGCGGCGGAAAGGTCAACGGTAACAAAACCGTTAGGCCCGTCGTTCACACTACCCTCGCGAGCCATTCGCTGATTCTTCGTTTGGTCGTCTAGATCAACCCCGAAGCGCTTTAAGCGCTTGCGGATGTAACCGTCGACTCCCAGTTGAAGATATAAATTCAACGATGGTTCGATTGCGATGGTACGCTCTTTCTGAGCGTCCTTAGGAACGAAAGTGATTCGGTTACCACCAACAACGTAAATGACCGAAGCCCAGAACTCCTCAAGGTCGATAGGCATGTGTTGCGGTATTCCGCGAGCATGCCGAAACGAATCCTGAAGCGCCCCGAACCATCTTTGGTCGGTTGCGATGGCAAACCTGGCATACCGGTAAGCATCGATCGTACAGGAATAAGGCCACTCAGCATACTTAAAGTATACTGAGACGTTGCCGTTCTCCGTGCCGATTGTAGCCCCCGGACCATGTCTTGCCTTGTCTAACAGCGCTCGGCTTCCCGGTAAAACGGGTCCGAGTAGCTTGGATAGGAATTGTTTAGCGTGATGTAACAAGCTCACGCCAAATTCAGTATCCGGTTCTGATAGGTCTCTATAAAGTATCTTATTATAGAGTGTGCACGAGTGCTCGGCCGCCAAAAAAGTTTCGGTGGCCCGCGCTACGCGCGTGTCCTTGTCAGAGGGGAACTGAAATTTCTTCACCAAACTCGCGAGTAGATATCGCGCTCGCGTTTCCGCAAGCGGTTTATCAGTGGTAACTGTACACTGTAAGCCCCACTCCTCAGCCAACGCCAAATACGCCTCGAAATCGCGATTTCTTGCAATAAGCGAGATTCGCGCAAATTCGTCGGCCGTGAGGTACTCCTTAAGGTCAATACTTAATTTGTTTAAGACCTTCCATGGGTATTCCACAGGAAGCCTTGCCTTCATCAAATTTCTGATGTCGGCCTTCTTGGATTTGGTTCTACGTTTCATAGTCCCTCCAATACCGCAATTAGCGGCGTCTAGTGATGAACCGCAAAAGCGCTACCAACGCCACAAGTGACGCAGGTAGGCCGAGCGCGATGGCCATACATGTAATGACCCACATTTCATAATGTTCGTGGGGATACATGTCAAACCATCAAAGTGTTCATCAACGCTGCCATTATGGTATCGTCATCCAATAGGGCGATACAGCGCTGCCGAGCGATCATCTGCTGGGCGGCCGTAACTCCCACCGGAACTGAAAACGATACTTCCCCGATAAGAGGACTGACAAGCGCGGCTAAGCCGTCAACGCCAGTTACCTCGAGATCTTGCGAAAACTTCATTGCGCACTTTGCAGTGCCTTTAAAGTTCCCACTCGCCTTCGGGAAAGTCCTATACAAGGCCAACGTATCCCTGGCGGTCAATACATGACCCGCCTCGGTGTACACGCTTCTATTCGCAAATTCTTCAAAGCGACTATAGACGTGATCCACAGTTGAGCTTGTATTCAGTTCATCTACTGCCAATGTTAGCACATTTGCTTGCATGGTAAGTACTCCTCTTACAAATCGCCCTCTAGATGCGTAAGCCTGAGCGGGATCCTCCCGTCCACAGCTTTTCGCAAATTATGAGCAAGTCTATGAGCTTCAAGGTATCCAACCTCACGTTAAACGTGGGAAGGATCCTACGGCTCGGTTCAGGGACACGGATGTTACTAATAATTGTTTTATCAATGTAACATCCAGTAATCGCTTTCGAGAAGTCTATCCATCGATAAGATGGGTTTGTTCCGTCAGCGAATGAGACATCTTCATATCTCATCCCAACTTTCTGGTACGTGGTCTTTTGGACTGTGTACCAAGAGGACAACGCCTTCGTGCCAAAGTTCGGCGTGAAGGACGCTATAGTCTTGCCTACATTAAGAAACCAATCGACAATGAAGCTGAAGGGAACGAGTTCCCAAGCAGATTCAATCGGTTGAGTTAAACCCCATATATGGAGTTTATTTAAATTCTCAATTTCGACTAAGACTCCAGCCCGTACAGAATACTCCACTTCTGCTAGCATTTCATAATGCTTGGTGTAAGCTCTAGTTCCCTGGTTATGGGAACTTTCTACGAGCTCATCATCATAAGAAGCTTCGGAGTCACTATACGTTTGAACCCCTCTAAATGTACTACGGACAGCTTTGTTCGTGCTCGATGTGTTGAGCGCGTTCATCGAATGTACCGCATCGTACACCAGGGGACGTAGGGCGTAACGCATTTCCATGTACCGCTGTTTCAGCTCCTTTTTTGAGATCTGGCGTTTTAAATACCAGAACTCCCCCTTCCTGACCGTTTTCACGATCTTTAGAAGGCGAGTAAAGATGCTAATCAGCGATGCCACGGTCTTGTGGCCCTCCGCGAGCATTACCAGCGATTGCACCTCAGTGGTGTTTATCGCCGCCCAAGCTTTAGTAACGGCTAGGGCGATATCTGGTTGCTCGTCATGACTAGGTACTGCGGGCAGGTCATCCCAAGACAGATAATCCGTCGACGGAAATATTCCTTCCCAATAGCCTACAAACGGTTCCCAGTTCGGTACTGAAGCGTGTTCATTTGTATCAACACACTTGAATTCCCACTCGTAATTATGAGTGGAAACACAGGGGTTATCCCTCAATATCGTCTGGACGCGGTCCATAGGGGAGTTTACAATCCCCCCACGGCCGCTAATACGTTTGTAACCCGGGGTAACGACGTCGTGCATTATCGTGCTATTCTGTTCCGATAAAAATTCACCTGATGTATGAGTATCATCACCAGGTGTTTCGTCACAGGACACGTTCTGCACATAAAGGTCTTTAAACCATTCATGCACAGGCCCGTCGTCATTCCTCGTTCGCTCTCTCATAGTCGGCATACATTCCTCCTCACGTCAGGTCCTCCGGGTCAACGTCATTTTCTCTCGGTTCTAACACCGATTCTAAGCTACTAGGTGGTCCAGATCAACGGACCCATAATAGCAAGATAATGACATCGCTCTGAGATAATCCCTGATGGTTGTGAGGCGTTAAGTATACTAACTACAAGAGGGTCAATGCTAACTATTAAAAGTGCCTCGACTTTCAGAGGCTAGCACCAACTCTTGCTGCCAACGCATCGTCCGTTTCGAACGACGTGTCTTGACCAGCCAGTTCTCTTGGAAGAAGCTACAAGCTTCCCCTTCAAGACCGCCACCCTTCATAACATTCCCTATTTGGGATGCGATGTAAGGCTGCGCGTCTTCCCCAGCATTTG